TAGAGCTGGCACATTGGTTCCGAGCGGGATCGAGCCGTCAGGGTTGAGCAGGAATTGCTTCATAGATAGGTCACCACTCGAATGTAACCATCGCCACCATCGCCGCCTGCGCCGGAGTTAAACGCATCGGATGCAGCAGCGCCGCCAGCACCGCCACCACTAGGATAGCCTCCTACGCCGCCGGAGCCTGCCTGTGTGCTAGTGCAGCCGCCAGAGCCGCCACCGGAGCCACCAACCCAATAGCCAGCGGGAGCGTTTGCGCCATTACCACCGTCGCCACCAACCGCTCCAGCAGCGCCACCGCCGCCGGTATTGTTGTTCGCGTCGTTGGAAAAAACAGCGCCGCCTAACCCACCTGCCCGACCCAGTTGTGAGGTTGTTGAACCCGCAGCAAAACCGGAACCACCACCGCCGCCACCGCCAGCAAAACCACCTCTGCTTCCGGCTGAACCAAGAGCTGGATTGCCATTGCCGCCATTGGATGTAAAGATAAATGCTGATGCCCTAAATGCCTCAACGCTTAACCTTCTTACGCCGGCAGATACACCACCAAGAGATGTTGACCCTCCAGAGCCGCCAGAACCTCCGATTACGATGACGCTGCTCCCAAATTGGCTGTTGCCGCCTGTGCCGCCAAAAATTCCGTCTGTCTCGTTGATCGTTTGCGCCGCGCCGCCAATACCTCCAGCACCGACCACAACCGTCTCTGTGTTTGCCAAATTTGTTGCTGGCACTCGAAACTCAACCCTTGCGCCTGCGCCGCCGCCAGCACCACCTGTAGCTGCATTGGCCGTTGACGCGCTTCTGCGCCGTCCCGACCCACCACCACCCCCGCCCCCGTACATCAGTACTTCGACGTACCGAGCGCCTACGGGCTTAGTCCACGTCGAAGTGCCGACGGTTGTGAACTCCTGAATGTCGACTGCCGAAAAAACATTGGCAGGATACGTAACAAAAATATCCTTAGTGCCCGAAGAAAAATTAACAACGAGGTCATTATTACTAGAAGCTAAAATTGTGTTACGCGTTAACGTGTTGCCCGTCAAATTATAAGTGCCGATACCGACCTCCCACTGCGACGTAAGCTGCCCTGCAATGCAGTAGTAAGTGGTGTTTCCATCTCCAATAACAGAAAACGCTTGATACCCAAGAACAGCGCCAGCAAGGGTAACTACACCCGTGCCGGTAGCGGTCGTTGTTTCGCGGACGCGGTCTTTGAGTATAAGCGGCATTTGTTAGGTCTCGATTAGAGTCCAACTAAGTGAGATATCTGTCGATCCAGACACGGCTACTTCAGAAATACTCACTCCCGATATCCCGGCACGAGACGGCGGAATATCATTGTTGATAGTTCCCCAATTGCCAGACTCTGCAGTATTAAACGCGGCCCATCCTATGTCTTCAAATTCCAGTTGAATTCTAATTGGCGGAATACCACCTTCTTGCAAGAGAAACGCCGGTACCGAACCTTCAAGCTCAATGAAACCTATGTACACCGTGGTGTTGACAGGAGTCCAAGACATATTCAACCCAAACGAAGAATGGCCGACGTATTCGTCGCCGTTGGGAATTGCACCGTAAATGTGCTAATAGAAGTTTTGTCTGCACCAAAATCCAAAACGCAAACCGCTCCATTTGGACCCGATTTATAGATCAACGCTCCTCGCGCAGTAATTGCGCCTGTCCAGCTTGCGTTTGCAAAAGAAACAAAAGCTGTGTCGCCAGACGGACCTGTGGTAGGGGTTTGATCGATGACTAAAAGCTGACCGGGAGCCGCATAGTTACCACCGGAAGCCTCGCCTACAGAAGTATACTCGGTCGTGTTTTCATTAAGCGTGGCACTATTAGTGTAAAGCGCAATATAGAAAGTTCCAGACGTAAAGTCGAAGCTGCCGTTCAGCAGCCCCGTCTTAAACGTATTGCAGGTGTAGTTGCCTGTGAATGCCATCACGTTACCTGCTGTCTGTATTGCCCAGAACGATACGCGTCCTGTCGCTCCATACCGTCACCCAGCCGCTTAGCAAGCGCAAGAGCTTCCTTGTACTTTCCATCATAGACGGCCAAAAGATCCGGCTCACCTTTCATATAGGTGTAGGCTTCCACCAAAGAGCCGTAAAAAAGCACCGAGTCAAAATTGTCTCCTAACCAAGTTGTCGTCGCAGTGACAATCGACTCTGGGTAATAGTAATAGTGAAGTTCCACCGAATACGCCGCATCTGGCGTTGGTCCCAAAATAAATGACAGTTCGTTTGTAATAACTGCACCAGAAACTGTCGGTCCAAACAACGCGTAATACTTGGGAAGTGCTGTATCTGCCGGAGACGGATAAGCCTGTCTAATAAAATTCACATCTTTGTTAAGCAAATATTCATACGCGCCTGTGCCGTCTATTACCGCCATCGAATATACGGCTAAAAAATCTGTAGGGCACGATAAATACGGCGTATTAACCGCTATTGTCCCGGTTACATTCTTACGCAGTGACGGAAATTGCACCGAGTTGTAAATACGTTGCTCAGCCTGCTGCACAAACACAGGGATTTGTGTGGCAAACTCAGTGCTGGTGTTTTCCGTGTACGCAACCAGCGCATCCGAAAGTTGCGTGTAATTCACGCCATCGGTCCTCGAGACATGACACCTTTAGTCGCCGCACCTGTACCGCGCATCTTGATGCCGCTGGTTTTAGGACCGGGAGCGGCTTCACGGTAGATGTTGCCCACAGACATGTTTACTTCAGGGGCGTTGCTACCAGTACGGGTGCTGTAGCCTGCATTACTTATATCGACAGGTGCGCCTGCCATCGTATGTGGCGGCGCATAAACTTCCGCAGGACCGACTTCTTTGCCGCCCCGCTTCATGCTGAACTTGCCCATGTCAGCCCCCGTACTTGAACGAAGAGACTTTTTGATTGGCAACTTTAGCAAGATTACGCCCGAGCTTTCGCATCTGCGCATTGGTCTTGCCGCCTTTGGCGAGTTTCGTCAGAGGTTTGCCGGGATGCATAGCCCGTTCGTGCTTGTGAACCGCTTTCTTCGCGTCCATCGTGGACTCCTTCAGGTAGTCACTACCGTTACTGTACCAAGTTGAATCGTTAACGCCAAGTTATTAGGCGTCAACCCATCATCGTTTGCCCTAGAGCCGCCGACCGGGTTCCATCCCCACTGAATGTCGCGACTGCCCGGGCTTGGGTACCCTACGGCGTTAGGGCCGGTACCGCCACTCAGCGCAACTTGAAGCCCGGTCGTACCCGCTTGCTTATAACTCACATCAGGACGCGGTTCACGCACTGCCTGTGGATCATAGACCGGATACATGCCCAACTGCAACTGCGGTTGATCAGGCTCCCAGCATTCGGGACAAACTTTGATGCTAACTTGTTTTGTCTTGATGACCAGCTTACGTAACTGCGTCAGTTTGTATCGCTGACCGCATCGATCACATTCTGCAATCGAATACTTGCCGGAAGCGTATTTCGGTCCCGCCATACATCACCTGTAGTACATGATTCGCGGAACAAACCGGTCATTAGCCTTGTCGCGATCCTCCTCCGCCGCCAACTGCCACTGCTGCTCGTAGTCAGCTTTAAGCATGGCGATACGATCCGGCGTCACCTCTGGCAACTTGATGGACAGGTAGTAAGCCAACCCCGCCACCATGCAGTTAAGAAGCCGAAACGGGATGTCTTCCGTTTTCGTACCCGTGCCTGCATCCTGCATTCTTCGCAAACGCCAATACACGAACATGTAGAACGGACTGCCCACTGATCCTTGGTTTGGAATCGGCCAGATGTTGATCGAAGGGGGTCGTGCGACAGTGATGGCAGCGCCAATATTGTGCGTTCCCGCAATCGTATTCTGCTGCCCGCGTCCACAATAGCTGATGTAGCCCGCCGTCGAACTGGGGCTCGGCTGCGTCAGATTGCTGTAGCTGATCAACTCACTGCCGATTTTGACAAACCCTGACGCTGCAAGCTGCGTGACATCGCTGATGTAGATCGTGGTGTCCGCAGGAGCAGCATTTTGCGTAGCTACCGTTGCCGTTGTCGGATTGCTCTCAGCAGTCTGCCGATTGATCCACACCTGAATCGGACGGCCTGAAGCATACTTGTTGGGGATGGTAGAGTACGTCGACTCGCTGATGCGGTTGATGTTGATGTCGACCTGCGTCGTGCCGACGCCTGCATTCGTGCGCGTCACTTGATCTAGAAGATCAATGGTGTCGTTGGGCAACGCGTAAATAGCTTGGTTAGGGTAAAGCGGGATCTGCCCCTGCTCAATAGTCCACAGGTTGATGCCTCGGTTTGCCCATTCAATCGTCAACAGGTTCAAGCTGCGCCGTGCAGTACGAAAGTCGTAGCCTGTCCGCAGCTCTTTCCCGCAACGCTCAAACGCTTCCTCAATGAGGTCGTTGATGTCAAGATTGAAGTTGGCGGTGCCCGTGGTGGTCATCTAAACCTCGCAGTCTTCTGGGCGATGCCTTTGGGTTGCTTTACGAACTGCTTGCCGGAGGCTTTACCGGCTCGCTTGGCTCGGGTTGTTGAGGCGTACTCTTGGGGGGAAAGAGCTTTGATCGCAGCTTCTGGAAGATATCTTTCACCCGTGTCAGAAGATCGTTTACCACTCTTGGTTCTCCATTTTTGATCGGTCCAAGACTTCAGGGATTGCTGTGGAGATTTCATTGAAAATCTTCTTCGGTTAAACCGGCGTCTTCCAAAATAAGCTCTTTTAACACATCTTCTGTGCCACAAGTGCAAGGTCCGTCTTGCTCATAGATTGCACACCATTTTGGATGTGAAACTTTGACGCCTAAAACAGGGATTGCGTTGGGAATCCTAAATGCTTCTATATCAAAAAGGTCAGTCACGATACCCCCCACCTTTTGCTTTGTACTGCTTTGCCAAGAGCTGGGCTTTGCGAGCTGACCACTGGCCAGCAGCCGTGCCTTGCACCGCCTGACCTTTGATACGATTGAACAACGCTTTACGCATTCCGGGTTTGGTGTAATTCCCGGCAGCATTGACCGACCCGCCTTCGGCGTACTGATCAAACGCCGTGTTGTCACGGCGTTGCTTCCGTTTTGGACCGGGCACTTTGGCTGGATTGATCGCACCCATACCGCGTGAAGCTCTCATACCATCCTACCTCGAGTTTTGCCTCGTTGAGCGCAGCCATCTGCTGCCTTGACATACCCACCACCAGCTTTCTTCAGTGGGTTCATAGACGCTCGGCGAGACGCTGCTTCTGCTTTACCAGACGTATCACGCAGCTCATCAAGCTTGCGCTCTTCTTCCAACTTGCGAGCGGTCTCCTCCGACATCTTCAGGTCGTTAACAGGAGGTTTAGGGGGTGGGGTAGGAGGAGCGCCAACACCTTCAGGGGGATTAACCCCCTGAAACGGCCCTACGCGTTTGGGTGGAGCTTTTTTAGCAGCATCAGACATTTCAGCACTTCCCACCCATGCGCATCGTGATTTGCTTAGCCTTGGTCTTGCCTTTGGTAGCAACACCATCGGCTGCACGAGTGTAGCCGCCAGAAGAGTAGGCCATGCCGCCGCCCATCATTTTCTTAGCCATAAACGCTGGGACTTTTTTGCCGTCTTTCTCAACCATCGGCATACCGCCACCGCGCTTCATACCTTTGGCTTTACCCATCATCGTTTTGGAGTCTTTCATTTCACCACCATCCTTAAAAAATTCGGAAGCACCCTGTTCAGTCTTCCGTTTGTTGAGAACCTGTTGTTCGGGACGGGTTTTAGCCGCGCCTTTAAACTTAATACCTTTATCTGCCTGCGTAAACTCCTGACCGACAGATTGCGGGACACCAACTTTCTTAGCAAAGGCGGGGTTGCTTGCCACCGCTGCCATGAAGTTATGTTGCTTTCGGCTAGTTGACGGCACTGCGTCTGTCCTTGATAGCAGCATCAATCTTCGCCTCAAGGCGATCAAGCCGATCTAGTACACGGTTGATATCAGTATGCACTTCCATCTTGGTCACATACTCTTTGGCGACTTCTTCTCGGGTTTTATTTAGGAGGATCTCAAGCCGTTTGAGTTCAGCGGCCTTCTCTTTGAACCCCCAAATAATTAACCCTAACGCTGCGGTTAAGACTGTATTCCAAAGCTGCATTTCCATCAGCACACCTTGCCACGTGTTTTGCCACGCTGCGCAATTCCATCAGCGCGTTTGGAGGCGGTTTTAACAACCCCACCTGATTTGTGACGCCGTCCTTTACGGATATCTTCCTTAACCGCCATTTCATGCAAATCCGCTAACGTGGGCGTCGTGTCATACCCAAATCCACGTTGGGCCATTGCGCGTCGCGCATTTTCATACGTGTCTGAACTTAGACGCGGCTTAATTCGTTTAACAGTCGTAACCGGTGCACTAGAAACGGGCTCAGCGGTTTTCTTACTCGTACGGGCCACATCCCGCGCTTCAGCCGCTTTAATAACGCCAGCAAGCGGATCTGAATCGCCGTGATATTTACCACTCAGTTCTGTTTCGCCTTGAATAAAGCGCATGGCGCGAGCGCGTACATCATCGCCTACACCACCACCTTGATCAAATTTCCGGGCTTTCTTTTTCATGTCAGCACTTCCATGCTTTACGCGCCTTCCTCAGGCGACTGTTGGGGTCTTTGGCAGCTTCCGGGAACATCTTGGCTTGTCCCGCAGATCTGGCGCAAAAAGATTTACGCCGCTTGGCATCCTTCTCAGTCTTTGGATTTGGTGCAGGGGGCTTGAGGTTCCCGCCGGTTTCTCGGTTGTACGATGCGCGACCCTTAGCATTTAGACCCCCGGCGGGATTCTGACCTGCTTTCCTAGACCACGCGGGTGTCTTAGCCATGATTACCTCTTCTGTTCTTTGAGTTCTGCAGCAAGCGCCTCAGTCTTCTCTTTGCTGCTGGCGCTGGATCCGAGGAAGAAATTGATGATGGTGGCAACCACGGT